ATATTGTGCCATTATGTCCAAGTTTACTTTATCACGAACGTATAAATAATGGAGGAGGCGAATCAAGTTTAACAACACTTGGTAAAGCATTTTATAATTTGATTAAAAAAGATAAGACACAATTTGATTCTTTTGAGACATACTTACTTGACACGTTAAGAACACAAGATAAATCAATACCTGTGCGTGATAGCACACTAGAAATAAAAGACTATGCATTATACAATGTAATACAAGAAATGATTATTATGGAATATGTTGATTGTAAAACATTATTTCAAATATATCATGTTAATTCTAAAAATAGTACTGAAGAAAAACAGTTAAAAAATGGCAAGAAATTTTTATATAACACTGAAATAAATTTACCAAAAATACATACAGAGGAAGTGTTTTATTTACTTTATTTGGCAACATTATTGGCACTCGAAGGTTATAGTCATGGCGACCTTCATACAAATAATGTCTTAGTTTGTTCAGAATTACAAGAAAAAACAGATAAAATATATGAAGCAAAAATAAATGTAAATCCTATTTTAATTGATTTTGGAAAAGCAGAAAAAATAGAGGATTTACAGTTTCGAGTTTTATTACTAGGTGTTAATCCTATAACAAGAGAAAAAAAATTATGGGAAAAAAGTAAAGTACCTGCTAAATTTATAGATATATATTACGAAGCAATAAATCATAGCAGTAACATAGGACAATTTATTAACGAAAAACTGGAAAACGGAGAATTTGTATATGCTATAATAGTTATTAGTATGTGTATAAGTAAAACTACTTCCACCAAAGAACCATCAATGTTCATGTATGCTTTCTTTAAAAATGATTACAACACAGTATATGCAACTTTTTATAGTATGTTTGACGAAATAATTGTAATGGATGAAAAAACTAGAGATTATAAAAATATTGTTATTGATTATGATGCAAAAATCAAACAATTTATAGAATTAAGAAAACAATTAATAGAATCAAAAAAACAATTAATACAAGAACTTGACGATGATAAATTAGTTTTAGAAAGACAAGCAAGTTCTATAACACCGACATTCAGTATGACACATGGTACAGGTATTAACTACCGTAAAAAAACACGAAAACAAAGGCGAAGCAAAATACATAAAAATAAAACAAATAAGTCAAATAAGTTAAATAAGTTAAATAAGTTAAATAAGTTAAATAAGTCAAATAAGTTAAATAAAAAGAAGTTAAAGAAAGCAAAAACAAATTAAAAAGAATCACTTACTTAGGTCAATAACATATATAATTCAATATATGTTATTAAAATTAAGAATAGTTTATAATATTTTATACTATTTAAATATCTAAACTCACAATATTTTTGTCACTTCGTTGTCTACGTTTAGATTTTGTAGGTATTTTAGCATTTGTTAAATCTCTTAAGTCTTCAATGCTAATGGTGCTAGATTCATTATTTCTTTTTTCATTAACATCAACTTGTTTGGTTTTAAGTCCACTTAATAAAGACGCAATATTTTGATTAGATGGAGCAATTGAAGGACCTTTCATTTCTGGGCGTGTAATTCGCTGTTCGCTAAAAGGATTACCTTCACCATTATCCATTTCCATACCACGGGCCGACATAATATCTGGACGATTTATGATGTTTTGCACTCTTTGACTGCGTTCAGGTAATTTAGACTCAATAGGTGGCGGAGGTGGTCCCGAATTAACATTTGGTGGCATTGATGCTCCAAATCCTGGATTAGCACCATTATTTCCAAATAGTCCATTCATAAATCCACCTAATCCAGGTTTAGATTGACCCATTGTGTTAACTGCTGCCTGAGTAAATTGTTTCATTAATTCTGGATTTTGACGCATAATATCATCCATACCTGGCATCGAAGATTTAAACAATGTATTTGACATATGAATCATCATTCCTGAACCACCTAATTGAAACAATAATTTCAATTCAGGAGACATTTTTGCTTTGGATTTATATTTTTCATGTAATTCAGCAAAAATTTCATCATATTCATCAATATTCTCATTTATTTGTTCACCCCAACCATCAAGTTTAATGTCAAAAGGATCAAATTTATTATTTAAAAATTCTAATCCAGTTATACAAGCCATTAACATTTTTCCTTGAAACTTAATTGCATTTGATTTCTCTTTTTCAGCAATAATAGTTTCATATTCTCCAATCATTTCATTTAAATTAGAATCCATATTATAACGCTTGCTAAGCGTTACCCCTTTTCTCTCTAAGTCTTCTAACTTGCGTAAATATTTGAATTTTTCTTTTAATTCTTCTTCTTTAGTTAATTCAGGTTTTTCTTGTGCTTTATCTAAATTTATTGGTACATTATTAAATTTACCAAAGCCATCCCATGTTTTATTTTCATTCATATTTGCTGTTGATTTACCTAAATTTATTGGATCAGATTCATTATTTTTTGTAACAGGTTTTACATTTGCACCATTATTTTTAGAATCACCAAATAAACCTCCAAAAATTGATTTCTTATTTGCACCAGTTGATTGATTATAGTTTATTTCTTTTTTATTATCCGACGACTCAATATTAGTGTTTAACTTTAGTTTATCATCAAAATGTTTTGAACTGTTATTTTCTGTTAAATTATTTAATTCGTTTTCTAAACTAGTAATATCTTCAATATCTATTGATGTTGATGCTTTTTTATCGGTTATATTTTTCCCATTCATTAATAATTCAATACCGCCTCCAAAATTAGATGATGGTTTTTTTGATATAATTTCTTCTATATCGCCGTCTATGTCTGAATCATTTATTTTAAATTCTGGAATTTGAAAATTATCAATATTTAAAGTTTCAGGTTCTATTTCTACAATATCCATTAAAACTATTATGATAAAAATAGAAGTTTAATTTTTAAATACTCCGCATTATATATTATATATTAATTAATTAATAATTAATAAATAATAAATGATTATTTAAATGTATTAAAATTTTCTAAATAATAAATTCCTTGCAAAAAACAATCTGCTAAGTCATCTTTTTTTGAATGCTTAATAAAAAAAGAAAGTTCTTGAGACATATTTTTATGTTCTAATAGTTGTTTTGTATAATAAATGCTAAGTTTTTTTCGCTCATTATATGATAATTTTTTTTCTTTTACGTCTTTAACATCTTTAATGTCATTATTAATATAATAATCTTTATAATCATTCATATATTTGCTTTCTTTGTTAATAAATGGTTTTAATTTATTTGTTGCGGATATAAATCTAATATTATAATTATTACAATCAATAAAATATTGAGATATCATTCCTTGAATAGTTTTCATTCTATTTGCAATTGGACTTATTTGATTTTCTAAAATAATTTGGTCAATACTAGATAAATCAAAATTTTTGAATAATTCATTAAGTTCATTTTTAATACTAATTCCTATATCTATTAAATTTACATTATTTGCGTTAATAGTTTCAATAACTTCAAAACAAGTAGAGTTTAAATATTCTTCTAGTAATTTTATTAATGAAGCCTTATTTATAGGTTTTTCTATTTTAATTTGATATTGTTCAATGAGTGTGGAGAGATTTGCAACAGATTGTTTATGCAAAGTTTTAATATTACATGTTGGTAAACTATATTCGGTTTTTTTTGTATGATTTTTGCAATAAAATACATTGTCTTTATGAAATTTGGCTTCTTTTGTGCAACATTTTTCATTACAAGAAATTAATTTGTTACATAAATTTATTACATCCCATTTTATAATTTTAAATTCTTTAAAATCTTTTAATTCATTTGCATTAATATTGGCATTAACATTAACATCACATTCTAAAATCACATATGCTAAATTTTTAATACCAATATCAATGCTTAATATTTTCATTAATATTATTATTAATATTATATATTATTAATTAATTATATAATATTTATTCATTTGTTTTTATATATTATAAAATAAGTTTATTTATAAGCACCTAAGCATATTGAATATTGTAATCTATAAATATAATACATCAGCACAAAGATCAAGAAATATGATATTGCGAAACCAACTATGTAGTACTTCTTTTTAACTAAAGCTATTATTATTCCTATAAGTGCAACAAATACTGCTATTAAACTAAAATATCCTATATAATAAAAAAACATACAATGCTCTTTGCCAAAAGGAGACATTAAATCATCAAAAAAATTCATTTTATATTATTATATAATAATAATATAAAAAAGTCTATAAAATATAAAAATTTATTCATTAGCATTAATTACATACTTTGATACATGTTTTTGTGCATCTAATTGTTGTTTAGATAAATATACATTTTTTAAATCACTTGTTTCATATCCATATGGTTGGTCGCGTGATAAAATCGAGTTAAAAATATAAGGAGTTTGGTTGGAAAGTAAAATATCTGAGTTAGTATATGCATTTGCTCCACACTCATTAAAAGAAACATATTGGTTATTTTTAATAATATTGTCAGCATTTGTTTGTAAATACTTTCTGTAGTCACTATTATTTTTTATATTTTTATTATTTTGGAAAACACTATCATTGAGTGCCGATGAATAATAATTGCTAAATAATCTAGAATCATCCATTAAAGGAGGAAAATTGAAATGAATGTTATTAGAGCCACTATAACAAGTTCCCCAACTCATAAAATTAATATTATATTATGTAATAATATTAATTTTTATTATGTATTAACTTTTATTAATTAATATTTTGCTATTAGTTTTGTAATAATTTTACTAAATCGGACTTTTTCATTTTTTGTGCTGTTTCATTATCTGTTAAATTTTTTGTAACAACTAAACTCTTTAAATCGTCTACTTTCATTTTTGAATAGTTTCTTCGCTCACCTGTTTTATCGTTTGAATTTTCAACAGTTTCTAAATTTATTATTTTTTGATTATTATTTGTTTCTAAAGTAAATGAAGTCAAGTTTATAGGTAAATTATTAAAAAATGTTTCATCATCACTATTTGAAATATTTGGTTCATCTAATTCAATATTTTCCAAATCGGTTACATCTTCTAAATTTTCTACCAATTTATTATTAGAAATTGCTAAATTATCTAGATTATCTTTTTTTACGTTAATTTTTGATTTTTTTTTATCTTCTATTATATCTTCGTTATCTTCATCTTCGTCATCTTCGTCATCTTCATCGTCTTCGTCGTCTTCGTCGTCTTCGTCATCTTCATCATCATCATCTTGTTCATCTTCATCATCTTTATCATCTTTATCATCTTTATCATCGTCTTCATCATCATCATCATCATCATCATCATCATCATCATCATCGTCTTCGTCATCAGATACAGCTATTTTTTCTCCTAAATTAATTTTTTTAATTTTATCAAATTCTACATATTCAGTTGTATTAGTTTCATCATTAGTAGTAGTATTGGATTTATTTTTGCTACTATGAAGTGAATTATTTACTAAACTAAAATGTTGCATTTGCATATTATAATTTATAATAAAATTTTGCAATATTTTACCATGCTCAATTAAACTTTTTTCTAATAAATTTAGTCGTCTATAACAATATAACATAATTCCACCGCTTATTAATAAAACTAATCCAAGTGTTAATAAAAATCCTGAATCTATAAATTTAAATAAAAATGACATTTATATTAATGTTTAATTATATTATTTTAAGTATTGTTTAACGAATAATAATATTTAATTTTTCATATTTGTAATAATATTTTCGGGATAGTTTAAATCTTTAAGTACCTTCATTGCTCCTTTTACTTTTGAAATGCCTTTTTTAATTTTATAGGTATACTCAAAATCTTTAGCGTTATTATTTACTTTCATATAGAAATTATTGTTTTGTTTATTTAATTTTTTACATAATTTAATGTAATGTGTTGTTAAAACATAATCTATATTATTAAATTTATTTAAATAATTTAAATAACCATAAGCACTATCAATTGCTTCATCTGGGTTAGTTCCACTATATAATTCATCAAATACACAAAAGTGATTTTTAGTAGGATTATTTTCTATTGTTTCTAATATATTTTTACATTGTCTTGCTTCTGCTTGATATAAACTATCGCGCCCTCCAGTATCTGGAATATTAATATAACAATGAATATGATCATATACTTTTATTGAGGCACTATTATAAAATCCACATCCTACTTGTTGAGATAAAATAATATTAAATAATGTAGATTTTAATAAAGTAGTTTTACCGGAAGCATTTGGTCCAGTAATAATTATATTTTTGTCTAGTGTATATGAATTTTTAACAATTTTAGTTTTAGTAATTATAGTGTCATCTTTTTTACAGTCATCATCCTTTTTACAGTCATCTTTTTCAATACTATTTAAATTGGCAAAATAAGCATCATCAAAAGAGGTAGGTTTAGAATTATTATAATTACAATAATTCATAACTTTATTATTTATAAAATTTTGCAATGTTTCTAAATTTTTCAAATAACCATTAAATCCAAATGAA